AAACTGATTTTGGCATTGCATGGGTAAATAAACATGGTGTCTACTTGTATGACGGTCAAAGAGTAAATAACCTACTTGAGAAAAAGGGTAGGCAAATAATAAAAGAAAGTGATTGGGAAGGTTTTATCACAGATTATTCTATTATTGGATATATTCCTCCAAAAAGGCAGTTGTTGATAATAGATAGCGTTAATTCTGAATATAGTGATGGGAATAGGTATCTTTATGATATGGTTACGCAGTCGTGGGTTAAATCTGAAAAAGAGAATATAATAGACAATCCAAGTTTTGAAGAAGGAGACAGTCCTTTTGCAGATTGGACTGCAACACTTGGGACTTATGGTGGTACAGAACCGAGCTGGACTCAAGGGGGTACATATAAGCACGACGGTACTTATTCTGCTAAATGGGTAGGTTCAGACGACCAAACGAATTCTGGAAAAATTACATCGAGTCAATTTGCTCTTACATCTGGAAAATCATATACATTAAGTTGGTGGGGTAGGTTTAATATTGACCCAACTCCAACAATGACAATACACAGTGACACTGCAAATGCGAGTTCTATTGGAAGCTTAGACTCCGATGGAACTTGGGAAAATAGTATTCAGTATAATGGTTGGGGGTACTATGGCGACGCAGATACAATAGATACATGGCAGTATTATTCGGTTACATTTAGAGTCCCATCAGGATATAGTAATGTTAGTGATTGGACGCTGCGGTTCTTTGCGAGCACGGTGGACAGCCTACAAATGTGGATAGATGATGTAAGTCTTATTGAAGAAGGTAATTCTAACATGACCAACTTAAGTGTGGATTGGGATGGAGGACTTATATATGCAGTCTCGTCAGGCACAGGAAATTACGTAGAAAAGTGGAGTGATACAAGTGGTTCTACCAACAGCCTAAATATTATAACTAAAGACATAGACTTTGGACAACCTGCTCAGAGAAAGAAAGTATATAAGGTGTATGTTACTTATACAGGCGGGATAGACAATAATGTAGATGTACTATACCAGACTAATGGTAATAGTGGGTGGTTGCAGTTTGATGGTGATTTAGATAGTAGTAGTACAGGACAAGTAGAAGCAGAATTAAAACCTAATGCTAGTATTAATAATATTAAATCAATACAGTTAAAGTTTGATGGTACTGCTGCAAGTACATTTGAAATCAATGATATATCAATAGTTTACAGGTTAAAACCAGCGAGGTAATTAAATGGGAATGACGAGACAAGAGCGTGTTTCACTACATAAGAAGCAAGAAAGACTGCAAGTTAAAAGCGGTGTACCCGCTACTGCTGAAGTTAAAGAAGGAGTACCTGTACTAAGGGCTACTAGTGAGGGTATAGTAGAGTACGTTAAATACAATGGAGTACTTCATAAAAAGGTGTTGGATAGGGCGTAAAATAATGGTAAATTTAACAGGAGCGTAAAATGCCAAAATTAGCAAAATACAAAAGTTTAGGAAGGGGGCTTGGAAAATACAAGCGAGATTTAGCGGGTATACAGGCAAAAGAATATGAGAAGCAATATACTCAATGGGAAGGTGAGCAGGAGCGTGCTGATTACAGTGAGATGTTTGGCTCAATGGCTGAAATAGTTAATATTGCTGGTAAATTAAAACAAGGAATGGATTATAATAAGTCAGTAGAAACAGCTGCTACAGAATTGGAGGATTATGGGAACATAAAAAAAACAGAAGAAGACACTTGGTGGGGTGGTAAAAAGACATTATATAAAGATGTTGTATCTGGTAGAAATGTTTCAGCTGCTCAATTATATAATTATAATAAATATGGTATTGGTGATGAAAAGTGGGGACAGTATACTAAAGAGAAAGTTGCAGAACTTAAAAAGTCGTTGTTACAAGCAGAGCAGGAAAAACAGTGGGATTCTGAAATTGAAATTCCAGAGCTTGGGACTGGGCGACGCAATGATTTACTAAGATTTCCAGAGCTAAGAGAAGTAAATCCGTGGACATCTAAGTTACCAGAAGACCCCGAAGCAGGTATTAATGTGTTACCAGGTCCCAGTACGCTTCCTATGGCACCAGACATCGAAGTTTCAGCGGATAAACCATCTAATTTGCGCTATCGAAATTTATCTAACCATTTGTCAAGACCTTCATCTGCCTCAACTACTCTTATTCGACTAGAAAAAAATATAGGTGAATTTAAAGAGGGAGAACCTGCGCATGTTACAAAGTTAAGAAATAGTGTAAATGCAGCTTCTGAGTATGCGCTTATGCAAAGTTTTGAAAGAGATAAATTGCTTATTAACTCTGAACCAGAACTGGAGTTGTTGGAGAATATTGATGTCCCAGATATGCCTACTGCTACATACAGTCCTCTTGAATTTCCATTGGAAAAAGAACCTAACAATATATGGGATTTGCACGGGGTATCAGCTGAGATTTATAATACTTTCTTTTCTCCTAATTTAAAATACATGAAGAGGTATTAATATGCCGAATGATTTATTAAGTAGTGCTAGTACTGGATTATCAGCTGCTGGCAGTATGATGGCTTTAGGCGGAGGTGCTGCAGCTATGGCAACTCCCGTAGGTTGGATAATGGGTGGATTAGCTCTTGGTAGTTCGTTTTTCGAGAACCAATCCATGAGAGAAGAAGGACGAGAGCTGTCCAATTTAATAGGTGGGCAAATGGGTGATATTCGTGGTAATTTGAAATCACTTGGCGGCTTATATGGGCAGAAAAAAGATATTGCACAAGATACTTTTGGTGAACAGATGGGGGTATTGGGGAGCCAAACGGGTAATGCTCTTTATGATATATCGCAATCTGCGGACACCGCAATGTCAAAAGCAAATATGGCTACTTCGGGGACAGTAACAAGTAGGACTGCTTTACATAAGCAAAGAACAATGAAAAAATATGGGCAGCAAAAACAATCATTAGAAAACCAATTAGGTCAACAACTGATGGGGATAGAAGAATGGTATGGTGGAGCAGAGGGTGATTTGCAAAGTCAATTAACACAGTTAGAATACCAGAAAAAACAAGCTGATAAACAAGCAAATAAAAAGTGGCTTGGGATATTTTAAGTAGGAGATAATTATGGGCGCTAGAGATGTATTAGAAGTATTTAGTCGTGGAATAAGTGAGCGACAACAACAACGCCAGTCTGAGACACAAATGGCTTTAGCTGTTATGCAGTTTGAGGCAGAAAAGACAGAGAGGGCGAGAGCTGCTGAAATGGCGCGACAAAAGCTTGCAAGAGAAAATGCAACAATTGTATTAGAGTCTACAAAAACAGATGTAACGCAAATAGTAACAGAAGAGACAGATTTGTTTGTTGAGCATTTAGATGGATTAGGTGGACAGCGAATGCAAATTGGTGTTGTAGATGGTCCTGACGGGAATGTTGATGCGTGGTATAAAAAGGCATTAGAAGTGTTTGGGGAAGAGAATAAAGATTTTGCAGATGAAGCTTTTAATATTGTAAGAGCATATAAAGACCCGAATGCAACTGAAGCATCTAGACAAGTAGCAAGGAAAATGGCAAGCAATCTTGCAGATAGATTAAATAAATCCTATATGGCATCTGAGCAGGCAAGAATAGAGTATAATGAAGAAAACCCAGACAAGCCAAAAGAAAGTATAGAATTTACTGGTGAATTATCAGCTTTTTATAAAGCAGGACTTTTTGGTGGCAAAGTAACAAATGCAAGTGAGAAAGCAGCGCAATTACAGCAAGGGCTTAGTATAATAAATACAATATCCTCTGGGAAGCAGAATTTAAGAAATATTAATACAGAAATAAATGAATTTGCACAAGGTGATTATGAAATTCAATCAGATATTAATTCAGCATTTCAAGCACAATCAGGGGATTTGTATGACTTTAGTTACCCAGCTCCGACAACCCCTCTTCCTGAAGATGTTGATGAGTTTGAACATACGCAGTTTGCTGAAAGAAGAGATAAGTATATGGATGCGCGGAAAGAAGCTTTGGATAAAATTGGACCTGCTTCATTTGGAGTTGGTCACGATATTGGCTATAAAATAGATGATTGGTTGGGAGGACTTGTTGGTGTTCCTGATTTAGGAGAAACGAAAAAGCGTGAATTAAGATTTAAAAATAAAAAAGATAGGAAAGACTTTTTTGAGGCTTTAGACAATCTTGAAAAAGCTAGGCAAGAATATGTCGATGTGGGGGGGAATGCTCCAATTGAGAGTGCTTTACCAGGTCAATCAGCATGGACAACTGCATTAGCAAAAGAAGGACAAGATTATATGCGAACTTTGGATAATGAATAGAATAGGGTAGAATAAAATGCCAGACAATCTTACTTTAAAGTTTAAAGAAGAATTATCAAAAAGAGGGATAACTGCTACTGATGAAGAAATAACTTCATTTTTAAGTAAGAATGAGTATGTGCAGTCTCCTCTATCTACTGCTATGCCTCAGACGGGCGGCGGCTTAACTGCAACTCCTACTGGACCGTCAATAAGCACGCAACAGCAACAACAGCAACAAGTGAATGAAAGTGAAAATGCTTTATTTGATTTTGCTGGCAGTGCTTTATGGGGTGCGGTTTCTGGAACAACTTGGGGCGTATCAGGTTTTGTAGAACCCGAAAAATATGAATGGGAAAAGATGAATGCCGCTGAAAAGTCAGGTTGGATTCTTGGGGAGGGGATGTCTTTGTTTTTACCTTGGGGTCCTTTTGGTGTGATGGGAAGAGCTTCTGCGAAAATAGGTCGCGTTGCTACAAAATCAGCATTAAAGAAGTCAGTAGAAGGGGCAATTGGGAAATCCCTTACAAAAGCAACTGGCGGTGATATTATTAAAGCAGTTAATAAGGTTGCTACAAAAGAATTACCTGCTGATAAAATATTAAGTACATTAGGTAAAGAAATCTCATCTAAAGTTGAAAAGACCGTAGGTAGTGATTATGGTATGCGGTTATTAAGTGATTTGCATACAACTGGTAAAACGGCAGCAGATGCACAACAGCTGTTAAAAACGATGAATGCTGGGGCTATTGCTAAAGCATTTGAAAAAGCTGGTGTTAAGGGTATTGGTGAGAAAGAAATTAAACTAGTTAATGACGCGTTGGCTGATGGTTTAAAAGAGGGGAAGTACATTAATGATGTTGCTCATTGGATAGAAACATCACTGCGTGGAGAATTGCCTGGTCGAACAAGAGACTTTTTAGCTAAATATGCTGGGATGGCTGCCCAAGATTTTGTTATAATGGCAACACATGGGCTGGTTGCAGGGAAGATGACAGAAGCTGCAAAGGGTGAAGAGTTTCTTCCAGGACAAGCAATATCGCATTCATTCGCAATGGCACTAGGTTTCCCATTATTAAGAAAAGTTATTCCAGGTGGTGGTTTGCATTCATTGTCCCAAGGTGTTAAGGGGTATATGAAGCGTTATATGAAGACTAATTATAAGCAAATTGCAGATGAACACGGAGTTGATGTTCTAAAACGTTTAGCCAGAATTATGTTAAGTGGTCCTATGTTAAAACCTCTTAATACTAGCAAATTAGGTGGAAGTACTAAATATATTATTGGTGGTGTTAAGTATGGCGGTAAAGATTTACTTGGTGGGAAGTCAATAAGTAAATTAAAACGCAGTATAGATGACTTTTCAGAGAAGGAAGTAATTGAGTTGTTAGAAAAGTTAAAAGTAGCAACTTCTAAAAATTTAACGACTAATTGGGCAGAAAAGTTTGTCCCTGATTTATTGTGGTCGTTACCTCGTATTGGTATTGGTACAGTTGCCATGAATCCTTGGGTTATTAATCCAGATGCTTGGGGTGAAATGGAAAGCGGTGAATTAGCGTCTCATTTATTCGTATCTGCTATGATGGTTAAGGGTCGTGGGGCTTGGGTACATAATAAACAAAAAGCAGAGTTTGCTGATTTTACTCCCTATTATAATGCATTACATACTTTAGGCGTAAACACAAAGAATATTGAAGATACTGTTAATTTTTATAGCATGAAACAGGGGATTGATGGGTTAGGCTATACTATGTTAAGTCATCCATTGGGTAATAAGATAATTGAAAAGGTAGATAAGGTATTGGCTGACCATAGCAAAGAAGATATAACTGGTGTGGGTGAATACAATGCAAAAGAGCAGGGTGACCTTGGGCTTTATATTCAATTATATAATGTTATGAAACAGGCTACGGGCGAGCCCGGGCAGGAGTTGAGGGTAGCTAATTTAAATAAGAAAGTTTTAAAAGCTCTTCGAGATGAAATTTTTAACTTAGAAATAGATGGTGAAACGGTAAAAAGTCAAACTTTTGAAGAAATATCAGGGAAGATGACGGATGGGGTTGCAAAGAATGTTGAACAACTTCATAAGCAATTATTATTAAATTTAAAAGAAGAATTTGGGTTTGAAATATCTGAAGAATCTGTTGATGGTAAATTAATGGTTTCTAAAGTAGAGGGGAAAGAACTTGAATCGCTTGGTGTTATCTCTAAAGTAAATGATTTAATAGATACGCTTGAATCACTTGGTGTCGTAGAAATAAAAACAGATAAACCTCAGCTATATGGAGATTTATTAAAAAAAGTAGGCGGGGATGCAGACATATTGCAAGAAGCTTTGCATGAAACAATTGGCGAGCACATGGATATTCTTTCTGGTATATTTGGAGATAAAGTAACTGTTCGCGAATTAGCAAATAATCCATTTATTAATTTTTTAAGTGGAGCATTAGAAACAAAAGCAATACATCGACTTTATCGAATTGTTAGTAATAATATTGACTCTAAAGCTGAATTTAGTGAAACAGATAGGCATTTATTACAAGGTCTTGATAATTTATTTTTAGTAGAGGGGGTAAACGGGAAAAAAGGCTACCTAAGAAGTATTCAGGACTATATTAAATATTTTGCTGATAAAGAGATGAAGGGGGATAATGTTGATGAATTTATAAAAGAAGTTGAAAAAGAAGAATTTAGTGCATTATTTGATTTATTTAATTTAAGAAAAACGCATGTAGGCGTTATACGTGGCGGTGTAAGAAAAGCTCCTAAAATAGAGAGAAAACATTTAAAATCATTAGTAAGTCAATTTAAAGAAGATATAAAAATTCCAGCTAGTATTAGAACTAATTTAAAAGGGCATTTGCAAAAATTATTTATTAGAAGGGCATTAAAGGGTGAAAATATAGACCCAAGGGCAAATGAACTTATTCTTCGTGGAATAGAAGAGAATATTATATTTGAGATAGATGGTGAATTTGTAATGCCTACAAGAGAAGCTTTTATAGAAGGAATTAATGGTCGAAACTTAACTCCAGAAAAAAGAAAAGAGCTAGCAGAGGCTTATGATATTTATAATGCTACAATAGGTGGTGACAAGTTTGTTAAAAAAACAAACATAATGTATGATGAGTCTATAAGTGCAAGAGAGACAGAAGTTGATATTGATAAATTCCTTGAATTTTCACAATGGATTAAGTCTGATGGTACTGGAATTGTATTAGAAAGGGCTAGGCAAGTTATAAATGATATTTTTGAGGGGAAAGAAAGCAAAAAAGACGGTGCGATTGGGCGGTTAAGTGCATTATTAACGAATCTTAATAATATTACAAATACATTAGACCCGAGTATCGAGGGAAGCTTTGTTAGGGGTACAGTTGCAGAAGCAATTGGAGAAGCAATAAATACTCTTGAAGGATTAAAGCTCTCACTTGGTGAAAAAGAGGCAAATGCCATACAGTCTCAATTAGAGGCTATTAGTAAGAAATATGAAAATTTTAAAGGAGGCGCTAAAACAGAAATAAAATCTCTTGATGAAGTTACCTTCAAAGAGATACATGATATGTACGCAAATATTGAGGGCGAAATACAGAAAAGCTATCAAGAGGAAATGACGTATTTAGAAAAATTACGTACAGTTTTAAATAGAATAGATAGTAGGGTAATAAGAGGAAAAGAAGATTTAGGAATTGATGCTGGCGAGGGTCAGTATTTAATAGATGGGTTAGTCAAGGATTGGTATCGCCTATATGCAGATAAGCGATTAGATGATATAAAAAGTGGAAAAACATTAGAGGATTTAATAGATAAAGTAAATACAAGTGGTTCATTTAAAGATTTGAAGACTATTCTTGTTGATGTAAACCAGCGAATAAATGAAAAAATAGTACTTGAAAATCCCCATCATCCATATTTCCATTCTGGCAAAGAAATACTTAAACAAATAGATGATGTGAATAGAATGCATGAGCATAGAAAGTCTGTAATAGAAATTGCAGATGAGTATGGCTTACTTGATTCAGAAGGTCGTATTAAAAAAGAGTTTATGGAATATACGTCATTAAAGGGGGCATATAAAGCAGTAAGAGATTATGTAAAAAAAGCTATAAATAAAAGCGATAAATATAGTAATGACCAGGAAAGAAGTGAGGCTTGGGCAGAGTTTAGAAAAAAAGCAGCACCTGTTTTATTAAATAACATTTTAAATAAAGAACCTGTTACTAAAATAAAAATAATAGCAAACGGTGATGGAAGTCGTCCTGTTTTGGATATTATGACAGAAAGTCCGAATATGAAATCACCAAATACTAGGTGGTATAGTGATAAGGGCTATAAGGTGCTATTTATTGAAGATAGTATGGTTGGGATGGTTAATAATAAATTGCGAGCCATGTCAATTGATTTTGTTGAGGAGTTGGGGACTGGTGATGCGATTAACATGCAACTTGCAGATGCCTTTAGAACAACAAATACGGATGAATTGTTTCGTAAAGTTGCCGCTTCAAACCTTTCTTTAGCAACAAAAGATATAGAAGGTCCAATAGAAAATGCTTTTATTTACGTTAGGCTTTCTCCGCATGATAAAGTTGCTTTTGTTGCTACGAAAGAAAATATTAAAAAAGTAAATAATGATTTTAAAACATGGTATACTGAAACTAGGAAATTATTTTCAGGCGGTAGTGAGAGAACATTTGATAAGATGTTTAAACACCTATTAGATAAGGGTGTTGATAGCAGGGGTATACTTGAATTAAAGCTACTTACTCAGTACATTACAGAGACTGGCAAAAAGGGTGAGTTTATAAAATATATTGAGGCAGTTAAAGCTTCTGGGAAAGACAAAAGCCTTGAGACCAAAATACTAACAAATATATTTAAGCGGTCTTTTCTTTCTGATGGTGGTACTACGTTGCCAATGAATAAAGAAGTTTTAACCTGGGTTGCTAGTGGGCATTTATCCAAGAAAGCTATTTATAGTGATATAAAAGAGGCGGCAGCTGAAACATTACAAGAAGGCTGGCGCGTTGGTATATTGGCTGATGAAGCAATGGATAATTTAAATATTAAAAATGTGTCTAATGATATATTAGACGTTATTGGTGGCAATCGAAATAAAAGCACATTGCAAGCATTAATAAATGAAACAAAGGCAGATATTGATATATTAGAGGGTTTAAATAATAGCTTATTAGATGGTGTAAAATTCGTTACTTTAAAAAGAATGAAGCTAATAATGGCGATGAATGGTAATCCGATTGAATCATTTAGTAATGAGGCTAATGGGGCAAAGACAATAGTAGCTCAAATCGGGAATGGCAACCAATTATTAGGAAAAGGATATGCAGTTTATCACCCCGACATTGCACAACACATACCTAATAATGTTGATATGGTAATGGGGGAAAGTTCTGCTAAAACATTTTACGGTAAGGATGTACAGGGGAATAATATTGTTCCAGCAAGTCCTATAATAGGCAAGCAGAATAATCGGCTAGACTGGTCTCCACTTCATAATGTATTCCAAAATGGTGATAGTGTATTAAAATTAAATTATGATGCAGTTGGAGTTTCTTTTAATTCTCAAAATAGCGATGGTGTTATAATATCAAGCTCACCATTCGATTTGCAAGATAGGGGGACTGTAAAAGAAGCTATTGCATTTATGGGGTTTGCTGAAAAGTTAAAAGATTTACAAATTAGTCTTAATCACGTTAAGAGTGATGGCGGTGAAGTAGCAAGAGAATTGTTAAGAATAAAAAGCGAACATGGAGACCCCCTGCAAAGAGGTCCTGGGAGTCTTTTAAAGGCTATGTTTGAATATGGTGCGTCATCTGATAATCCATTAACATGGGCTGCTATGTCTGACTTTATGAGAACAGAAGCATACGAAAGTGTTTCAAAATCAATAAACCCAGAAGGAGAAGATAATTATATTGCTCCAGATGTTCTTGGGACATTAGGTGCTCCTGTTTTTGCTAAAATATATAATAGTGTTGTAGATGGGAGTGTTAAAAGCAGGTCAGTTGCTCGCTTTGGTGGTGTTGGTGTTAATACACATACAATGAAGGGTAAGCAATATCGTGGTAATTTGGACAAACAAAGCTTTATTATTTCAGATAATAATGGTATAGATTGGCTTGTCTCGATGGATGATTCTGGTGTAAAATCATTAAATGAGGTAGATAAAGCATTAACATTCCATAGCCCCTTATATAATAAAATGGAAGAGTCTAATAGCTATATTGATAGAGGTGGGCAAGATAAAGAAGCTCTTAATAAAAGTGATTTAACTCAAACGACAAAAAAGAATATATTAAAGGTATTAAATGATTTGAATATTGCTGTTAAAAATGGACGAATAAGGAATATGCAAGATATGTTTAATGTTCTTAATGGCGATAGAGTAAACGGATTCCAACTATCAAACAAACCCAATAAGGGGATTAATCTAGTAAAAAAATATGATATTTCATTGCCACTAATGGGGCATTCTGTCCCAGAGCTAGCATTAGATACTCCAATTTTTAGAGTAGAAAGAGAATTAACAAATAGAAATGGTTTAGTAGAGATTAATTCATTTGATTTAAGGACTATTTTACAAAGGGATAATGACGGCGACCACTTCTTCATGCATTCATATTTAGAGCCTTCGTTATTGCGAAAGTTTTCTAATACAATGGGGAAAAAGTCAGATTTCTTTGTTTTTGAGAAAGAAGGTAGTTTAACAAGAGATTATGCTAATCCATTCGGACTTGGAAAAAATAACAAAGCAGGGGAGAGACCTACTGCAATAGGATTCCAACCTTATGCTAGAAGACTACAGAAAAATACTTTTATGATGGGGCAAATAGTTAGTGCTCGTTCTGCAATTGGGTGGTTAAATAGGCTTGGTTTTTCAGAAAAGGGGTTAGTACATGGGATGGTAGGAATGCAACCGACTAGTCATTATTTGAAAGATTTAATAAAAGATTCTAATTTTGATACTGTAGAATGGCAAGTATTGGATAGGTATTTAGACAGCGTTCAAAGCACAGTTGATAAGCATGGTGGCACAGCTCCGATTGTTGATAAGATATTAGATTTCGTATTTTTTGGCGAGAGGTTGCCAACCGGTCCACAAAAAAATGCTCCGAATACTAATAGACATACGCATCCAAGTAATAACTTAGATAAAGAACCAGAGAGCATTTTTGTAGAAAATGACTACTCTAAGCGTTTAATACATAGAGAAATCTTTCATACTATTATAAAAACATTAAAAAGGGCTAATTTAGTTAATGGCGAAACCTATGATGAGGCTGGTAGTCGAGCACCAACTCCATCAGAATTGAGACATGCACGTTATGAGATAGAAGAGTTTTTTAAAAACCCATCACAGTTTTTGTTTGAAAGATTGTATAATAGAGTTAGTCAATTACAATATCGTGGTGATGGTGAAACGGCTAAATTATTATTAACACAGATTGAACAACAGTTTTTCCCTGACACTAAAATGGATATGTCGAACAGCAGTAGGCGAGAAGACCTTTACAGAAGAATTTTAAAAGGGGAAAAGAGCGGAATAACAAATGAAGTGTTTGGTTTTAGCCTTCCACAGAAAAAAACCACTGGTCATTTATGGGAAACTTCTGTAGCGGGTAGTAAATTAATAGCTTTGTCGGAATTAAGTCCTTTTAGCAGTGATATTTATGGTCGCGAACAGATAAAACAAGATGTTAATATTGATTTTAATAAAGCTGGGATATTTATTAATAAATTAGAAAGAGTTATTGGCATAGCAAAAGCCTATGGTGATACAGAGTCACTGCAAAAAGTAATTGGTGATGAAATTAGAACAATGGATTTAACTTCTAATAATAAAAAAGGGCGACTTGATGAGGCTGAAAAAGGTGGTATATTAAGAAGTATTGCAGTTAAACAATATGCAGACGTAGCCAAGACATTAGAATTTTTAGAAGGCGAAAGGTTTATTAGTCCACATAAAATAGAAGCTATTACTTCTCAATTATTAGAACTTGGTAGTGTTATAGGAAATTTAGATATACAATTAGCAAAGAATTTTATTATTGAGACAGAAAAGGGTAGAACTTCAATTGCGAGAAGAGCTGGTGTTACAAGCCCATTTCCTATTAAAATTAGTACAAAAAAGAAAAGAGGAGTAAGAATATATAGGATAAAGGGGAATGTTAAAGCCACTAAAAAGGAAACAGAAGTACAAAGTTTATATGATTATACATCAGAAGGTACTAAAGATTACATTGATTATGGTCAATTAGAATTTGTTACTCATGCTTACGATGGCGACGCATTACATTCAAGTATGATTGATAGAAAGTATACATATATTATAGACTATAATCCTAAATTACAAACAAGAATGTCTATAAAAGAGTCCTCTTATGCTACTGCATTATTTAAAGTTACAAGGGGATATTACGATGAGGGTAAGGGTATTCCCCACACAGAAACAGCGGGTTTATTTACTGACAACTTAACAACTGGGTTTATAGAAGATGTGTTATTATTAAGAAAGAATATAAGTTATGATTTTTCAAATACAATTAGCGCTGTAAAAAATAGAAAACAAAGTGCATTAAAAAATAAATTCTTTTCTACAAATAACACAGAAGAAATGGCGCGGTTTAATGAGTTTTTCAATAGTTGGGAAAAGCAATTAGCAGATACTGATAATGCTGAGATGTTATGGAGATATATTATAGCTCCTCAATATGTTTCTAATGAATATGAAATGGATGCAACTGGTGAGAGAATACCTATATTTAAAACAAATGAGCACCTTTTAAAAGTTGCAATGCAGTGGGCGATAAAGACAGGAAGAGAAGGTTATGTTAAAAACCTTATAAAAGAAGTTGAGGGTGCGGTAAATAACCCTTATTTTGAAGTTGATATGTCTAGTAGAGATAGAGCTATGGCAGATAATTATGATTATTCTGCATTTGGAGACAGGGCATCTTCTATATACTCTATGATGCAGTTTGCGGGGTTTTGGTTTGATGACCCAATGATGCACATGTTTAGGAAAGATATTGTTAAAAAAGGCAGGGGTAAACGATTTATATTAAAAAACAAGGATGAAGTTATTCCTATGCGAAAATATTATGGAAAAGACCAAGAAGCTAGTGATTTTTGGGAAGGAAAGGGGTGTATTTAATGAGTGTATGTAATTATTCAAATATGACAAAAGAAGAGTGGAAATCAAAAGCCAATGGTTTGTATAAACTTTGGAAAGAATTGCCAAACATTACTAATAGATTTAGTGATAGAGATGGAACATATAATGGGTTAAATTCTTTTTCTGCGATGACAGAATATTTACAACAGCGATTAAAAGTCCCATTTGATTCTGAATATGTATTTTCTGAGAATCAAATATCAAGAGCAAAAACCGAAATAAAACATTTTGATAAAATGTTAAGTGGCAAATTTAGCAATATGGCTTGGTATGTTCCAGAAGGGATAAGCAAGCAAGACCCTATTGTTAGGAAGTTTTATTTAAAATTAAATAATATATTAAATTACGAAAGAACAGCATTAAATAAAAATATGATGGCAAATGCATTTATTGCTAATTCATTATTTGATGCCTATGCTGGTAAGGGAGTAAACGGGAAAGCAGCAATTAAAAAAATACGTTTAATGCGTGAAAAAATGATGACTGAGGATGACTTTAATATTGATGCGTTTGCGGGAGAAATGGAAAAGTTTTTAGAATCGGATGGAGGTGTAATAATAAAAGATTATATTGACCTTATACACATGGATGGGAGCGAATTTAAAAAAGCACCTTCTACAAGTTATCGTACAAAAGAAGGCAAGGAAAGAAGTTTTGATAGCCATGTTATACAAGCAGCTAAAAAAACAAGAGAACATCTAAAAGATACTGGGAAAATATATTTAAATGGATTAACGGAATTGCAAAAAATGGTTGCAGTAAGATATACGGGGCAATCTAATATCCAATATGCACAAGTACACAGTAGAAACGCTAACAAAGAGATAACTAAATTAAAAGAAGCTGCAAAATCAATAGAAACAAGAATGGCGAAAGATGAAGGTTATTATCCTCATATAGTATTTCAAGATATGGTAGATTTAAAAAAGAAATTATCTGCATCTTTTACTAATAAAAATAATACTAAAGTATTTGAAAGCGTCATAGATGATATTGTAAAAAATGCTAGTAGTAGTGAAAGACCAGAGCATACAAGGGGTGTTAATGAGCTAATAAAAACATATTGGGAAAAAGACCCTATGTTTATTATTAATGAGTATGGTGCAGCAGCAGCTTCATTTAATAAATTAATGCATACTCAACGCGCTTATTTAGAAGCAATGAAATCTATTCCAAAAGATAATGATATGGAATTTGTTGTAGGTATGAAACGTTTTATAGCAGAAGAATATGCTGTTTTTACAAAAGGAAAAGAAATGCGGTCTGAATTTGCCAATGGCATGGTAAGGGGGTTAAATTCATTACAAACTGCTCGTACTATGGGATTAAATATTACTGGTGCTGTAAAAAATGCTGCTAGTGCTATCCATTATTATAGTCACGCTGGTTTTAAATTAATTGGTGAAACAGTAAAAGCTGTACATGATACGCAATCAGACTTCCATCATATTATAAAAGATGTAGAAAACGAAGCAGGTTTTTTATTTAAAGACGTTGCTCAAGAATTGTATAGTGAGGGAACAATTTCAAAAGAAAAATATGATGAAAGTAGAATTGAATTTAATCCAGTTACTGGTAAAGTATTATATAATAAAACCCCCTTAAAAGACATTATTACAAAAGCTGAAGGATGGACATTAGATAAATTACTAATATTTCACCGCATAACAGAAAATAGCCAACGAAAATGGATGTTTAGGACTGCTTTTTATAAACAGTATACTATGTTAATAAACAATGGCTATCCCCCAGAAAAAGCGAAAAAGTTTGCCAAAGAAGGTGCGTTACAAGAAGTTAATGCCTGGGCTTATGAATATGCCGCTCATGCTAAATCTAAATTAGTTCGTGGTGAATGGAGAACAATAGATGAAATAGAGGAAGGTACTATTTCTACTAAATTAAAAGGTGAAGCAGGGGCTATGTCAGAAGTTGCTTTTCATTTAATGCATTATCCAATGTCTCTTTTTGAATCTCATTATAGTCAATTAAAAGGAGCACATAAAGCATTATTATCAAAACAATATGATGCGGAAGAATTGCATTATGCTATGCGTTATGCTGGCATTTCTTCATTATTAGGATTAATAGGAGTTGCTATTAATACTAATTTATTTAATATTTTTGAAAATGAAACACAAGAAAGAGTACAGAGAATAACTGATGATATTATGTTTGCTAATAGCAAAAAAGCTACTTTTGGATTATTAGCAGAAGTATCTGGTCCCACATTGGGGACGTTAAAGTATTTTGGTATTGCGGGTGGATTATTAGATATTAGTAATGATGGACCAACTCTTAATAAAATATTATTTGGTAATGTAGATTATGCTGATAAAAACAATAAAGACGTTCAAAGATATTCTGCATATCAACTTTCTACAGAGTGGGGCGTTCTTAAACATAAATTGATTCCCGCATTGCAAAGTCGTCGTCCAATGGATTTAATAAGACATACTTTTAAATTATATCCAGCTGATTATACAAGAAAATATAATGAAAAAATATTTGGCATATCAAAGGGCGAGAAGAAGAAAGCAGCACAAAAAAGAGCAGCTAGAATTGAAAGATTAAATACCCCTAATGATAAAAAATCAACAAATATTATTAGCCTATTGGATAAAATAGAAAAAGAATCTTCAGTGTAAAAAAAAGAAGGGAGTAAAAACTCCCCTCTTTTTCTATCGTATGGTGTCTTCTTTTTTTCTTACTCGTTGTCGTCCAAAATTAGTTTACTAAATCCAGTACTAAAACTAATTTGGAAATTTAATATAGTCAACATTATTGTTAAACTTTGAAATATTACTAATTCTAATTTAATTGGAAATAAGGCTATGCAAATATAATCTCGTGTAATATTAAATTCTACAAATTCGTCCTGATGCCACATTATTCTTTCCCCATAAAGCTATTAATATAGCGTCTGCTGTTTTTAGTGTTGCTCGTGGATAAATATCCTTTGCAAGTTGTTTCAATGCATTTTTCCTTTCTTTCTTTGTTTTAGG